GAACTCTGAGGGCCTGTATAATTTGGAGTTGGGCAAATTGAATGAGTACACCTGATGTGAAGGCCTGGGTTAAGAGAGGCACTGCTCCAGGTGGAGGCAGATAGGGTGTTGAAGGATAATTCCACCAATTTGTCCAATTGGAAAAGTCATTACGATACTGTAATGTATCTGAGCGACGATTTACAAAGAGAAGTCGTTCAATTGGATTATGAGTCTCAAGGTTTAGAATTTGACGTGTATAGAGAGCTGGAAAGGGATACCATGTAACTTGATGTAGAAGATAGGATAATGGAGTGGATGCAAAAAGATTGCGCTCCTGCTCAGGAAGATAAATATAGGTAGTCTCAATAGTCGGCTGTAGACTCCATGTATTGAGTGCAGGTACATCTGCACCAATGTCTGTCAAGAAGGCATTGAGTTGTCCACTGAGGTCAACGACAGTTGTGTAATCCGGAAGATTTGAGCGCAGATTGGTTAGAGATGCAGTTGTCTGAACTCCAGGTGCCACACGGAATCCTGAGGCATCCAGCACTGTGTAGAGTTGATTGATTGGATTTAACGTCAGTTGAACTTCGCATTCATGGTACTGAAGTCCAACGAGTGGAAGTGCTGAACCTGTAGCCTGTGTAAACCAGAAGGGGAGTGGAACACGAATTGTCTGTCCAAAGATGGAAGGACGATTAAATTGGGAGCCAAGGGGTCGTGTAGGGTCTATGACTACATTCGGATAGCCTGTTTGATTTGTACCACCAGCATAAATTCCATTTGCTGGGTCCACAAGTTCGGCTACGTTTCCTACGAGCCGCTGCCACTTATTGAAATCATCCTTTGGAGAATCGGCAAGTGTCCTCGCAAGTAGATATGTTCCATCAAACTCTTGGATTTTCTGGCCACCAATAAAGACCGCTGCATTTTGAACAAGTGCACATCCAATGTATTTTGACCACTGAAACTCATACTGATAATTTCGTACTTGTGGAGAGATATATTTACTATAAATATCGGGTAACTGAAAACTAAAATAGAGATCACTCACTAAGTCCGCTACACGAGGAATCTTGAAACGAACCTTTATCGGTTGATCAAAAAAGAGTTGGTCGGGACCATCCATTTGCGCAGAGACACTTTCCATTGAAAAGTGAGAATAGCGGCGAAAGACCTTATAAAAGTAGGTCATATCCGGATTCCCACTTAGAATTACATTTTGGGAGCCATAGGCTACCAGTGCTAATAGACCGCCTCCAGTCATTATACCTTCTATTTCGTGAGGCTTTAATATCGGGATTCTTAATCCCACTAGTAAAGTCTTTATAAAGTCTATTTCTTTAGCTTGTATACCAGGAATCGACCATGGCATTCTGCAGATAGGAACTCGCTGACTGTGTGCTCGGCATATCAACTGTAGAACTAGGTCCCTGATTCGCGTTGGCCTGAATTTCAGCGAAGGAGAGCGCATATCTGTAGTGATAGAAACGGCTGAGTTGACCAGCCATTGTACCTGTGACCATATAATCCTCCTCAACGCCTTGGAGATTGACTATCTTATTACCAAGTGTCGTATTGCTGTTAAATTTAGATTGACCAAAGATGATCAGATTCTGATAATTCTGGTAAGGGTACGTCTTCTCCATAGGAATACGGCCCTTCAGATTGCCATTAATATAGACCTCGAGAGTATTCGCACGGAATACAATGCCTACATAGAACCACTTTTGTACAGGCACATTTTGAATATCTACATAGCTATACCATGACTTATAGGAGTTCATGAAGATGCGCAGCGTATTTTCATCTGAACGAACAAATACGGCCGGACCCAGCAGCGGGAACGGCGTCGAGTATCCCTTATAGAATACATGTTTGAGACCGCCACTTGTATCAAAGGTTGCCGGGTCAATAAAGAGGAAGAAGCTGTATGTAAATTCAACGCCCGTGAATTCATTATCTGACGGTAAGAGCATCTTACTATTCGGGTCGCTAGGATCTTGACGCACAACAATCGACTGGCTGCTCATAATTGTATTTGGCACAATAACTGTTTTTGACATTGAGTACTTGTAATATGTCTTTACAAGTGACTCGAAACTGAAAAAAATCAGAAATACCACTATACCCGCAATAAGTGCAAGGAGAATCTGTGGAATAAGTCCATTTCCAAATATGAAACTGCCACTGCTGGTGTTCAGGGGAGCCTCCATCACAATCTACAAACTGTAGATATTCATTTCCAGGGACTATTCACAAAGGAGTAAACTTTATAAGTTGACTCATATGTGTAAACTAAGAAGGATTCTTTACTTTGTGACAGGTGCAGTCGGTGCAAGTTGACCAAAGAATGACTGGATTGCCGACCATAAATCACCTGATGAGCCGGAAGGACCAGCCATGTAGATACGATAGGTTTCATCCGGAGAAAGTGCGTAGTTGTAGAAGTTTACACCAGAAAGGCTTCCAGTCCAGTCTGTCTTTACATGAGCACCACCTGTTCCAATATCAGGGTTCAGTAAAAAGAAATAGAGCGGCGTAGTTGTAGAGCCACTGATATTGAACTGACCCTTCAGCACACAGGAGCGTGAAAGACGGCCATCCATGTAGACATCGCACAGATTGTTGTTCAGAACAACCGTTACATTCACCCAGCGGCCAAACTCGACATTCTGCACATTGCATGGAGAAGCCGTATCGCTGTCGGGACTGGTTGTCATGAAATTATTGAAAACAAAACTCGGGCTGCTGCCATCATTTACATGAACGTGAAGTGTATTATTTCTACCGCCCAGTGCGACAATTAGGGTTGACGCATCATCCGTGGCCGTCGTACCCAGATTTAGGATATGACGCTTATTTGTCGTGTCACTGCCTGCACCCGTCACATACATCCAGAAGGAGACTGTCATTTCACCACCCGTAAATATATATTGAGATAGTTTGATGTCATCTTGCGATGTACCAGGGTACTGAATGATGGTCGTGGGTGAAGCGATCGGGTTCGCAACAATCGAGGCCTTCACCTGTGTCTGGGTAACATTGAACATGTAGTCATATAAGTAATACAGAAGTATACCAGCTACAACCAATATAACAACACCTCCAATGAGTCTTCCCATTGTACCTGCGGAGGGTGCGGCGGGGGCAGCGTTCATTCTGTTTGAGCGCCGGTTTTAGTAATCGCTCTTCCAGACAACAAGCGGATTACTGGGACGGACAGAAGGGCCTGTAAAACAATTGCCGGAAGGGCACAGATTGAGATTTAATGAGGGAAAAAGCGAGTCATATGGCTCTCCAAGTGTATTTGTATTTGCTGAATAATCGGAGGCCACTTCGGATGCTGTCATTGCAGATGTCTTTGAAAGTAAATAGGAAGCTCTGCCTGTAAAGGTTCCATCCGATAAAGCAAGTTTTGATGCGGTCGGCTTTGGAACATTTATTGTTTTTACAGAGGCTGCTAGGTGACCATTGTAATAGACATCATATTTGGAGCCCTCGTGTGAGAGCGTAAGCATGACCCATTTCTGTTGAGGAAACGGGGGGAGTGCAAATGTCTCAATGTAGGGCTTGCCTGTCTGGTCAGTCGTCTGAATACAGAGTTGTGTCTTGGGAAGTCCAGGACGAGATGCATCAGGAGCCTGTAGGAGTTCAATCCAGAGTGAGGTGTCGAATTGAAGGAGTTTTGCAAATCCAGGGTGTACGCAAGTGCCCGTTGTATTATCACAGACATCAAATGAATCTGTGTTAGGATTGAAATTAGCCGTATTTGTAGTGGTGTCATAGACCGCTGCTGTGCGAGGAAGTGACTGTATATAGTAGAAAATACGGAAACTGGAGCTCTGGTTCTTTAAGAAATTGGTTACATAGGTGCTATTATTATTTACCTGACTCGTTGAACCTTGATTTCCATCAAGAATCCACGGACCTGGATCATTACTTGTGGTTATTTTTGGTGTAAAAAAAACAGCAAGCGCATAAATTGTAAGTATGATGATAAATACCGCGATGAACCAGATGATCATCTCTCTATTGAAGAGCAGGAGTTCCTATACCGCGCATTTCACCGGAAGAGACTACACGCCCCACTGTTCCTAGATTTCGCACCACTACATTTGCAGCATAGCGAGAAGGAACACTAAAGAGGGTGTCCTTGTCTCCACCCATTGGCACTTTTCCTCCAAAGGTTGTACTCGCGGCCCACTTGCCATTTAAGTAGAGTTCCATAATTGAATCACCTACAACAATGCCTACACGATACGGTATATTTGGTGTGATATCCGTTGAGACTTGTAACCAATTAGGCGTTGAACCTGTTGCTGTGGCAGCAATGGCTAGGTAGACAATGATTTTAGAAGCACCTGCGTCATAGAAGGCAATGAGGCTGGGATCAGATGGAACACCGACGGTTGCATCATTCAGATAATTAAATGTTCGTAGCGGCTGAACTTGACTTGCTGCAGCACCTGTTGGAGTGGATAGTCTTGATGCGGTGATAGCACCTGCTATGGCTTGGACATCGGCTGCAGTACATTGGGAACCCTGGGGAAGAGCTCCAGTCGCAAGTGTAGTTGTAGTTGCTGTTGCAGATGTAGCCGCAGCGCTTGCTGCACTTGCAGCTGTTCCAGAGCCTGCGGTTGTCTTATACACAAGTACGTATCTCATATTCGTATCGGCAGTGGGAATGGTCGCAATCACCTTCGTATCAAAATAGAGACTAAAATTCTTTGTCGGAAGTGTTTGTGCTGCGGCAGTATCTATAAATAAAGTTGCAGGATCTGAATCTGCCCACGAATAGGTCCAATCAGATTGAGCAATATGAATAAGAGCATTTGGCGTCGAGCCAAAGTCAAAAATGGGATAGATTGTGTAGTTTACAATAACAATCACGAGCGCTACAATAAAAAGAACCATGAGGCCCCAGACAAGATACGGCGTGACGGATGCAATAAATCCTTCACCTGTGTTCGCCGTAAAGGAGACTGACGGAGGTGCGATATAACGACTTGTCATCGCAAGGGCGTTGCGAATCTTTTGAGCATAGTCTTCAGTACTCATTCCCCTTCTTCTTTATGATGTTTTCTTGTTTTTCCAGAAAACTTTGACTTAACCTTGGCTAAATCACCCTTCTTGGGGTCAAACTTGATGCGTTTATAATATTTGCGCGTCTGTCCCTCATCACATTGACGGAGTTTATCACGTAAATAGCAGACAAATGAGATTCGTGTGAAGTTTTTATTTGTACCAAAGGTTCCAGTGGTCGGGTCATCCTTGTAAATATCAGGGAGTGCCTTATTCTTCTTTGCCTGCTCAGATGTCTCACTTAGATCTGTATTGCAGTGCCATTGGTGCACATCCATGGCCAAGAAATCGCCCGTGCGAATGTTGAAACCAATACCATATTGCGGAAAGAGTGTATAGCCACCTGAATAGTCACCACGTTCAATAACAGAGAGATTGCCAAATCCATCCATATAGTCTCCTGCATCACAGTGGAGTGCTGTGCGAAAGTTACGATTTAGTGTAACTGAACTGAACGCCGTCTTTTCAATTCGGTACATCGGTTTCTTAGAAGCAGCTGCAAGCTGTTTTTTGTGAGCTTCAGGCACAAGTTGTTTGAATTTATCATCAACTGCCTCAATAAATGGAATACCGTGTCTGTACTGTTTGAAGAATCGCTGAGTGTAACTTGTGAGGCGGCACGGAAGTCCCATAAAAGGTGTCTTTTCAAAGAAACCGAGCACACTGCTCATTACATTATTGTTTACACGCATCTTGCTGACCTTACCATCCTGGATGTACTTCGCAGACCACTTTGTGATTTCTGTAGGATTACGCTTCTTCCAATAGGCGGATTTTGTATCAATAGGTCCTGCTGCAGCACCGCGATTGCGACTGGCAGCGGCTGTCTGATAGAATCCCTCCCAGCCAATGCGAATTTCATCCGGTGTAAATACATTTTTGCGAAACTTTGCAAGGAGACGTTGTTTGCCCGTTTCAGGATCCATACGATACACATCAACATCTTCTGAAAGAATTTGATTTACCTCTTTTTCAGTAAAATAGGTGCCTTCGCGCGCTTTGATTTCATCGTTGGTCATGACGACTTTTACATGAATTTCCTTCACGCTTTTTTTTACAGGGTGCGTTTTTCCGGAAGGGATTTTGAGACCCTCATAGATCTCTTCTGGAAATGAGTCACTCATTTACTTAGTGTACAGATAAACTACACCTGCAAAGGCGGCTACTGTTGCGACCCCTACACCGAGTCCCTGTGCAAAGGAACGGTAGTCAATCTCTTCGAAATCAATATGGGTTACAGTTGGATTCTTTCCACGGGCACCGAGGCGACGATAGAACTGAATCGCATCATATTCTGAAAATTCAGACTTCTTGAGTGATTTATTCACTGCATTATGAAGTGCTACTGTCCATTTGAAAAGGTCTTCGCGTGAATCAAGATGAGGGGTCAGTGGATAGAGTTCAAGATGTTTTGCAAAGTGTTCGCGACAGATTGGACATGGAATCATAATACCAAGACTTTCATAGAATTCCTTGGCGGCTTTTTTCTGTGTGTAGGTCGGTTTGTTTGAATATCCAAGTGCACTTATATGAATTGTGTGCCAGAAAAATGGCCCCCAGACTTCGGGAGGTATTTTCATCTCTTTGCTTGCGTCAGATATTTAATTGTACAGTATTTCCCCCCCCAGGTCTAAGGATTGGACCAGTATCTTAAAGTAAGTTGGTATGCGACAGGCTCGTGCAGGATGTTCAAATTGTGGCGGAAATCATGGATTCAGACAATGTATGGCCCCCATTACAAGTCACGGTATTATTGCGATTCGCGTACGCGGAGGATGGAATCCGTCAAAAGTTCTTGCAGAACAAGAATCTGCAATTACAGGCTTTGAGGGTGCCAGTCCACTTGAATATCTGCTGATTCAGCGTCGTGATAGTCTCGGATTTGTGGAGATGATGCGGGGAAAATACAGTCTTACAGATTATATCTACATTATTCGGCAATTAAAGGGAATGACCGTGCGTGAACGGGAACGCTTTATGACACTTCCCTTTCAGCAACTATGGAATGAACTTTGGGGTGCAGACCATTCACATACGCAGTATCGGCAAGAGAAGGAAAATAGTCGTTCTAAACTTGATTCGATTCGTGAACATGGAATTCTTAATGAAAATGGTGAGCGTGAAATGCTTCGTGATATATTTAGCAAGATTGGACCCGGTTGGGAAACGCCCGAATGGGGATTTCCGAAAGGACGGCGGGACCCCTATGAATCTGAGCGTGAATGTGCACTTCGTGAAATGTGGGAAGAGACTGGGCTCCATGAGAAGGATGTTCAAATGATTGAGAATCTGGAACCTATACAAGAGACTTTTTTTGGGTCAAATCATATTCATTACTGTCATAAGTATCGTGTAGTCTACGTGAAGGAAAATGTCAATGTTACATTTGAGAATGCAAATGAACATATGAAACGGGAGATTGGTAATCTTGGATGGTTTCCGCTGGAAGTAGCTTTATCAAAGATTCGTGATGAGAATGTTGAGAAGAAAGAGGTACTCTTACGAGTCACTACAATTCTGCGCAATTATTGTCCTTTTGTACTTGGTGCGGGCATTGTATAAGAAGTTTCAAGTCTCTTAGTAGATGGGTGATAGTCCACTTTGGGAAGACGAACCTGAAGCAGAGGCAGTAAGTCCAGTGGCTGAGGATGCTGCTCCAGCATCGGCAAGTCCAGTTCAGGAAAATCAAGGATCGGCTGAAGGAAGTCCTATTCAAGAAGAAACTCCTGCTGCTCTTGCTGCTCCAGCATCGGCAAGTCCAGTTCAAGAAAATGAAGCATCAGTTGAAGGAAGTCCCATTCAAGAAGAAGAAACTCCTGCTGCTCTACCAGTCCCTCCTGCTGCACCAGCATCGGCAAGTCCAGTTCAAGAAAATGAAGCATCAGCTGAAGGAAGTCCTATTCTTGAAAATAATACTCCTTCTCAAGCTGCTTCTGAAAGTCTAGTTCAAGAAAATGAGGAGGATGAGTATAACCTTATTGATGAAAATAAAACTCCTGCACAACCTGCACCACCTGCACTACCAGCCCCTGTTCAAGTTCCCAAACCTGAAAGAAAAGGTATTACAATAAAATCAACCCCGCTTGTTCAGGAATTTGATTCAGATGCTGATGAAGATAGTGAGGCAGACTCTGAAGTATCACTGCCCAATGAAGCAGAAAGCCCTCTTCCTTCTCTTCCAGACTTTAAAGAACCTGAAGAGACTGAGTGGGAGGACCAAGACAACTGGGAAGATCTGGCAGGCCTCTATCCTGACCTCGATGATCCGCAATTTATTGAAAAACTAATGTCAAAACGCGAATTTGCCGAGGCCAAGCAGCCTGATATACAATCGCAGATTGATGCAGGTGTAAATCCGTGCGATACGGAAAAAGACTTTGAACTTACGCCTGTTCAACGTTTTGTCTCCACATTTCTCTCACCCTCTACACCCTATCAAGGAGCCCTTCTCTATCACGGCGTAGGTGTAGGTAAAACCTGCGCAGCAATTACAATCGCTGAAGGATATCTCGACCGCTATCCTCAAGATGAAGTCTATATTCTAGCTCCTCCAAACATTCAGCCAAACTTTGAAAAGACAATTTTTGATGCGCAGAGAATGACAATTGGAAAGGGGGAAGAACAGAATACAATCAATTCCTGTACAGGTGATAAATATCTTGCGCTTACTGGAAGTCTTCTAGAGCGTGACCCAAAAGTTATTCAGACTCGTGTAAAAGATCTTGTCAAATCAAGATACAAGATATTCGGTTATATTGAATTCGCTGGAGTCATTAAGCGTATTCTTGAACGTTTTAATGCGGATCAAGAGGAACTTGCCAATGAAGAGATTCGCAAAACCTTCAGTGGAAAGATGTTAATTATTGACGAGGCGCATAATCTTCGTGATATGGTGGAAACGGAATCTGAAAATCTCGATGCTGCGGGAGGTGAGGGGGAAGTCAAGGATGCAAAAGCTGGAAAAATACTTACTGGGCCGTTGAAGCGTGTACTTAATGTTGCGGATGGACTTGTTCTGGTGCTTCTAACAGGTACTCCTATGTTCAATAATCATAAGGAGATTATTTCCCTTCTAAATCTCTTATTAATTAATGACAAGGTTCCGTTGACGGATCATCTTACTGAAGAGATTTTTGATAAAGGATCTGGCATTTTAACGGCCCCAGGTGCAGCAAAACTCGGCAAAGTTGCCCAGCGTTACGTGAGCTTCATGCGAGGTGAAAATCCTCTAAGTTTTCCTACGCGCCTTATGCCTGTAGCTCGTAAAGGTGGAGTCTTACCTAGCCTTGAAGGGTGGCCTGTCTATGGTCCTAATGGAGAGTATTATGTAGCAAGGGACCGTGAAGGACGTGATACAGAAGGCCCTGATATTATTGAAGAGTTTGCAAAGAATAGTCTACCGATTATACCCTGTGAATTTGAAGGCTCTACCGCAGAAGATTACTTGGAGCTTACAGAGAAACTCGGCAAAGACCTCGGTATTGCAACTCAGAATAAACTGATTCAGGCGGGCAATTTTATCTATCCAAAACTCTATGATGAAACAGTACTTGCTGAGCGAATTGAAAAAGGTGGATTTGACCTAACGTTCGATAAAAGTGGAGAACCGCAGAAAGCACCTGGTCGTAGCCGAGCGAAGGACGGCACAATTCGTACACCAACTGTCCAGTATGAAAATCAGATTGATGATAAAAACTGGTTACTTGAAGAGAGAATGGGTGAATTCAGTCCCAAGACAAAGTTCTTTCTACAACAAGTGAGACACTCAAAGGGCTGCTCATTCATCTACAGTCGATTTGTACCTGTAGGTGCTTTGAGTATTGCACTTGCGCTCGAGGCAAATGGATATACGCTTTATGGCGCTGAGCCTGGTCGTGGACTTCTTAAGGGTGGATCTCTAGGTGGACTCGGTCGGCAGTGCGCCATGTGCCCTGGGCGAGAAAAAGGGCATACTGGACATCCTTTCGTGCCTGCAAAATATGTACTTTTAACAGGTGTTGCTGAACTCTCTCCAAATAATGAGACTTCAATTCAGGCGCAGAGACGGCCTGAAAATAAAGACGGAAGTAAAATTAAAATTGTCATTGGTTCGCAAGTAGCAGGGGAGGGCATTGACCTGAAATTTATCCGCGAGATTTATATTTTCGATAGTTGGTTTCACTTAAATAAAACTGAGCAGGTAGTGGGTCGTGGTATTCGTACATGTAGTCATGCACTTCTTCCTGAAGAGGAGAGGAATTGTACTGTCTATCTACTAGCAAATGCGTTTAGTGGAGAGGCGGCTGACCGTGAAACAGTTGACCTCTACACATACCGAACGGCCGTTCAAAAGGCGATTCAGGTGGGTCGTGTATCTCGTGTTCTTAAGGAATATGGCATCGATTGTAATCTGAATCGTGAAGCCATTAGTATTACAAAACTTGCCGCTGTACCCATGGTCGATAGCCAAGGAAATCGACGGTCAACACGCACAGTTGTTCGAAGTGATGGTACTAAAGTGGAGATCCCTCTACGAAATGATACACCGTTTAGTGCGCTCTGCGATTGGATGGAGCGCTGTGAGAGTTTTCAATGTAAACCCTCAGTTGCAGTCGATGTGGATACATTAAGTGATAAAACATACACAGAATACTCTGCAAAATGGCGTGAGCATCCCGATAAAACATACACAGAATACTCTGCAAAATGGCGTGAGCATCAACTCATTCAGAAGATGAAGAGTCTGTTTAAAACAGGAGATGGTCATCAACAGGCATTTATTTCCATTGAAGGACTTGAGGAGGCACTTTTAGTGGATCATGTTCCCCAAAAGGCAATTTCAATGATGATTCATAATATTATACGAAATAAATCATTACACTTGGAACTTTTTGGAAAACAGGGGCATATTATCTATAAAAATGGATACTTTCTCTTTCAACCTGACCAACTTCACGACGAAATTATTCCGCTTGCACTACGTGTCGCGCCCTTTCCGCCAAAACGTGATTCCTATGCAACTGTAATTGATGAACCAGCTGCGGCCGTGGCATTATCAGAAGCCAAAGAAGATGAAGAAGAGACTTCTCTTCTCTGGGATGCAGTGGAGCAGTGGATTGAAAATATGGAAGGTGGTGATAAGAAATTAGTTTTTGAGATTGAAAAGGGTAAATATATTCCGCCTAGATTTATTCTAACAGTCTTCAAAGAAATCTATAAAGGAGATGAAACACTTATGAAGATTATAAAAGAGAAACTCGGTATGGTGGGATATTTATATGAAAAAGTAAAGGATGATGAGACTTGGAAACCGCTTTTACTGCGCGCCGTAAAAGAGGCCATGTGGGATGAATTTCTCACAAGTGCAGAACAATTTAAATTAGTTACTTCTTGGATGGGTACAGAAGACTTTGAAACCCATAGACATCTTTTTCGAGACCAGTACATTGAAAAAGATGAGCGCTGGCTCTTCAGATTTGTGGATCTTCACAGCGGTGAGATGAAATATCGGTGTGAAACAGGTGAGTGTAATCCAGAAACAATTGAAAGATTAACTGAAGGCGATTCAACTGTTGCAATTAATTTTAATACAACAGCCTATTCAAAAGATCTCGAATATCTATTTTATGGATTTCTTGTTCCCAATGAATCGAGTCATATCTGCTTTAAAACGGCACGTGCTGTTGCACCTGGTGCAACGATGCCTGTAGGTAGTGAGTGCTCACTGAGTTCAAATCGTAGTAAGCGAGACCCTCTTCTTACTACACTCGCAACTGTAGTAGAAAAACTTCCAGACGGTATTGACCTTGGACTCGACGAGGACAGTATCAAACCGATTCGTGGAGCCTTCAGTGGCTGCTTTTTACTTGAGTTGTCACTCCGTATGATGGACAAGAAGCAGGCGAAAAAACGTTTCTTCTATCGCAGCATTGAATCGTATAAGGGTGGTCATGTGAAACTCGAAGAGAAGAAGAGAAAGTCAAAAAGCAAAAAAGTAGGGGAGGTCTAAAATTGATTAATACTTTCATTTACTAGGGAAGGTACTATGGAACTTGATATACAGTTTGAGACAAAAGTCACTCTTACTGCAAAGGATATGGGTAAAGATATTGTTGACCTAGATGCACTCCTTAAAAAGAAGATTAAGGAGCAGTATGAGGGCCGCTGCTCACGAAATGGCTATGTTCTACCAAATTCAGTCGATATGATTTCTCGTAGCATGGGTATGGTTGAGAAAGGTCGCTACACGGGAGATGTTCTCTTCTATGCCGAAGCATCTGCAAAGGTTCTTCAGCCTCCTGATGGAATTGAAATCGAAGGCAAGGTCATCCGCCAGAATCGTATGGGCATGTATATTGATTATCAAGGCGCAATTCGGGTAATGATTCCTCGCGATCTTCACATTGGCGAAGTGGAATTCAATGATCTGGTGAAAGTTGGAGATACGGTCCGTGTTGAAATTAAGAAGTCGCGCTATCAGGTCAATGATACTTCTATCTTGTCAGTTGGCATCTTTAAGGGAAAGGTGAAGACTGGCACTGAAGAGGCTAAGGAGCCCGTGGACGATGACTTTACGGAGGTGGTGGAGACTGAAGATGCAGCGGAGGCTGAAGCGGCTGCAATTGCGACTGCTGAGGAAGAGGAGGAAGATGGTGAAGATCAGGCTGCGGAAGAAGAAGAGGAAGAGGACGAAGGCAATTAATAGATGAGTAGTTCCGTAAATACAGAAGCTCCTGAATCAAAAGTGGCGAGTCTTTCCCAGGATGAATATGACCGGCGCCGCAAGCTCTGGGAGGCCATTAAGATTCTGATTAAGTCTGAGCAGGAGGAACTCTTCCGTATCCTTAAGCGGAATGAAGTGGAATGCACTGAGAATACGAATGGTATTTTTTTCGACGTAGGCAAACTCTCTCCACCCATCGTTGCAGAGATTGAGAAGTTTCTTCAGTTTTGCCAGCAGAATCGTGTAAACTTCGAACAGCGCGATAAGGAGATGGAGACTCTACGACAGGAAGTGTAAGGGTCTAAACTTACAAAGCAAATACTTGAAAGTAAGGATGGAATCACTACTTTCCAGTATCGAACAGAATCCAAATAAGTCAAAGGTTCCCGAACTCATCTTAATGCCTGGAGAACAGATCTCCATGCCTGTGGATGAAACAACCCTAAGTGAATACGGTATTCAGTGGGCACGCTTGAATCCTCCGGGTCCGGTTTCCCTTTGGCTCTGGTCAACAGACCCTGAATATCGGGCAGGAAGTGAAGTGCTTCGTAAGAAGATTCTCAGCGACCATATTGTTCGCCTTCAGGAGCGAGCCCAAACAGGTGAGGGGTGTCGCCGTGGTACAAAGGCCAAGGTCTGTGATGCCCTCGGTACAAATGTTGAAAACGCTTCTGAAGAGAACTTTGAACTCCTTGAAGAGTCCGTCAGTGCACTGTGCGAAGTCCAGTGGGTTCGCATCCATGAAAATGAAAAGAAGGTGACCTTTGTTCCAAAGGACCTCCGACTCTGGACAGCTGAGAAGCCAATTCTCTGGACCCGTGAGCGCTATCGTTCTGCGGGTGAACGAGGACTAAGCTTGGCCGGACTCGGCAAGTGGATGAGTGATCGTGAGGATGCAAAGTGGCAGTGTGAGTATCCTGTAGCTGAAGGCACTTTGGAAGTTATGAAGCAACAGTGGAAGGCGCTTGATGGGGGACTCCCTACAACCCGTAGTGAGTCAGGAAAAATCCTGAAGGATGACTATGCACGTGCACTTGGCCGTGTACAGGCAATTCGGCATCTGAATGGCCGTACTGGAGACGAGGTTAAAGTTTGAACTGTGTAGAAGTTCAGTACAAGCAGTAGGATTCAGATGGACTTGAGCAAGAGCCAAGTCGATGAAATAAAGGATATGCTTGAAAAATGGATGTCCAATCGCACTCATGAACTTGAAGTGACATTCAACAAGGAGGGCGGTATGGATGCAGACTCATTTCTCAAAATCATCCGTCGTCTGAAGGAACGGGGGTTCGAAGAAGTAAATCCAAATAGTGACGAGAAACTCAACATTCTCTGTGAATCAGGTCTTCGTTTTACTATGAACTCCTTCGAGGATATTCAGGAATACTGCAATGACAATAAGTTGGATAACAAAGGATGGCTTGCAATTGTAAAGAAGAAGATTGAAAAGCGCGGTCCTGAAGATAAGTTTCGTGATACAATTGATATAAATGAATACGGTATTCGTATTAAGACACGTGAGGAGCATGACCGTGGAAATAGTGACGAGGAGAAAAAGCACCAGGATGTGGAGAAGGCCTTTGAGGGCTGGACAAATCTTAATAAGGCTTATCGGTTAATAAAGCGCTGGAGCTTTAAAAAGGGTGGTGTCCAGTTCGATCTTTCGATGGTGCGCTCTACAAGCTCAAGTCGCAACGGATACAATTGGGTAAAGACTTTTAATGAAGAGAAGTTTGCACGGAATGCGCCCACTTATGAAATTGAAGTAGAGCTGTTGCGCGAAGATCTGACAGGCAGTGAAAAGGAGAAGATTGATGCATCAAATTCAAGAGAACAGCGTGATAAGGAGACAATGGGTGTTTATCTAAACCGGCTCATTGTTGGGATAGGCGAAGTACTTCGTGGTATTCAGCAGAACTCCATTCTCATTCAGAGGTCAACGAAGCGCTCGGTCATTTCTGAATACCTCAAGCGTGCTGAACTACCCACGGCTACGCCTGAATTTCGTGGTGTCAAACCGCGCACCCTTCTTCTAGAGCATATGCGTGCCGAGCGCACTGAAGGACAGCCGAATATTCGCGATGGCTATAATGTGACTGATAAAGCGGATGGCCTTCGTGTACACGCCTTCGTTAATGCTGAAGGTGATCTCTACATGATAGACATGGCGCTTAATGTCTATGCAACTGGTCTCAGAAAAATAGCATGTGCAAACTCTCTTCTTGATGGAGAATGGGTGACACGGAGAAAAGGCGAGGAGGTAGTCACGGAAGACGGTGTTATTCAGCACAAGCCTGGGCGATCGGCTAATCTACTCCTATTCTTTGATGTATACTACCTGAACAAAAACAAGGTCTGGAATCTTCCCTTCTATGAGAAACCCAAGGAAGGGAGGGCCGAAGAGGGAACTCGCCATGCGGCTCTAGCTAAATTCATGGCATCATGGGACACGCCAGAGATAACTATTAAAGGATATGAGAACAAGCGGAATCTTCTACTTGATGTGAGTGCAAAGAAGTTCTTCTTTGGTTCCAAGGAGGATGAGCTCTCGATCTTCAAAGTGATTAATGATGAAGCATTTCCCCACAATGAGGGACGAGTCTACCATACAGACGGGCTCATCTTCACTCCAAATGCACTGCCTCTTCCTGCTAAGCCGAACTCAGCCTTCATGGAACAACTCAAGTGGAAGCCAGCCGATGAGAATACAATTGATTTCCTTGTGATGATTGAAAAGGAGTTCAAGGAGGATAAGGTTCACTATGGAAAGAATCCCACCACAGATCTCGAGCCACTACATGGATATAAACGCCTTGTCCTCTATGTATCTAGCCGCGAGGATGAGATTATGAATGACCCTCGTAAGGCTGTCCTGGCCAAACGATGGACAAAGGAGAAGGGTAAGCGGGGTGGATATCGCGCAGTCGAGTTCTCACCTATGAATTACATTGATACACTTGCATCAACGTCATATCGCGAGCGCGAGGTCGATGAACTTCAGAATATGGACTATGTGACAAGTGAACTTGGTGAAATCATTCAGGACGGAAGCATTGTAGAGATGCGCTATGAGCCGAGTAATGAGCCTGGATGGCGCTGGATTCCTATGCGTGTCCGTCACGATAAGACAGAGAAGTTCCGCAAGGCCGCTGGAGGCATTGGTAATGCGGTCAAGGGAACCATGAATGCGGAGTTTGTTGCCAATGAGACCTGGAACAGTATCTATGAGCCGATTACTCCGTCCATGATTCGCAAAGGCACGGAAGTGCCTGAGGAGGCGGAGATTGAAGCACTTGTGAAGGCGCGTCAGAATATTCCGCGCAAGATGGTGTATTCTGGTCAGCGGAAGATTACTGCGTTAAGTGAAACCTACATGCGTCCCATGCGTGATTTTCATAATGACTGGATTAAGTATCAGGTTCTTCTGAAGTCTGTGCTCGGTGGAGAGAAGAAAAAGAAGATTCTGATTGACATGGCGTGCGGAAAGGGTGGCGATCTTCACAAGTGGGAGAAGCTCATGCCGCGCTTTGTGCTTGGTATTGACTATGCAATGATTGATATTCTGGATAAAAATAATGGCGCCTATAATCGTATGCTGAAGGATATTCTTAAACTCGGTAAGGCAAATGTTCCTGATATTGTTTTCGTAGCAGGCGATGTAACAACACCAATTGTTACGGGGGAGGCGGGTCGCACGGAGGAGGAGAAGAAAATGTTGCGCACTCTCTTTGGTCAGAATACAGGTGGTGGCGTTGCCCCGTATATTGATGAACTAACGGGTATTCTACAGAACAAGGCGGATGTCATCTCCTGTATGTTTGCGCTACACTACTTCTTCAAAGATAAGACAACCTTTGATGGCTTCCTGCGAAATGTAGCCGATTGCTTGAAGGTCGGTGGCTATTTCGTAGGATGCTGCTTTGATGGCGGATCTGTCTTTGACCTTCTACGCGAGGTGAAGACGGGTGATTCGCATGTTGGAAAGCAGGGCGAGGAGAAAATCTGGACGATCCGCAAGGACTATGAAGATACGGAACTTCCTACAACGGATGATGGCTTTGGAAAGGCGATCACAGTGGAGTTTGCTTCCATTGGACTTCCTCACCAGGAGTTTCTGATGCCGTGGGAGCTTCTCGTGGCGAAGATGGATACAATTGGTTGTGAGCTTGTAAAGGACCCCGTGAATGAGCTTGGTCTGAAGTTTTCAACCAATCTCTTCTCGGCGAGTTATGAAATGACAAAGGACCGCAAGTACGGTTTGGAGAAGTTTCCTGCCATTCAGCAATTCAGTTTCATGAATCGTTGGTTCATCTTCAAGCGTGTGACGGATGGAAAGGTGGTGGCTCCAGAGGCGCCAAAGGTACAAGCGCCAGCTGCGCCTGTTCTCCTCAAACAGGGGAGTGCACCGCGCCCTGGAGAGTCAGTAGCAGAGGACCTTGAGGCCGAAGGCGAGGCCGAGGATGCAGAGGACTTTGTCAAGTCTGTAAAGCCAGTTGAACCGCAGGCCACCTATGCACCTGGTCAGCTCATCCAATTCTCCATTGAGGCGCCGGCGCAGAAGATACTTGGCCTAGCACGCGATGATGCGCGTAAGTGGCTCTCACTCATGATCCCTGTAAATATTCCCGATGAAGACGATACAAAAACGATCTATCCCACGATTGAACACTTCCTTGCGGGTATGAAATACAAGCTATTCTCGAATCAACCCGAGAAGGCTGCACTCTTCCAGATTACCGGCTTCTACGGAACATCGGTGGCGCAACTCAAGGTTGCAGCGCAAGCAAAAGCAAAGAAGTATTATGATTTGCTGACAGCACAATTAGCGCTTGTTAAGAAGAATCTTGTAGGAGATAAGAAGACTATATTCAAGGAGAAGGCAGATTCAGGACTCTTCTGGAAGGATGAAAAGATGCGACTTCTGAAGTATGCCCTTGGAATCCGTTTGGAGAAAGATAAGGACTTCCAAGCAATTCTGGATGCGGCCAAGGGAGAGCGCAAGTATCTCCTTTCAACGGGCGCAGTGGAGCCGGATTTCAATGGTGAATACAAGGAGCGTAAGATTGTAGGTGAGAATAAACTTGGTAAGGCGCTTATGGAACTTGTAGACTATACGGTCTAAGTAGAATGGAGTATATGAACACCTTAAAAGATTCAGTAGTGACTTCTGTAAGGATTGGCATTTTTCGCTCCGAAGAATCTGCGAGTCGGGCACATATTTTTAATAGTCAGTTTACAGTTCTTGATAACTCTTTGTGGAAACACTTGCAGAATTTTAATCCTGACCGGCTTTCAACTACGCCCTATCCAAATAAGCCGCGAGGCGAAAATAATATGAAGTCGGTAAATTATCATAAAAAACAGATACGAGAATACGGTCACACATCGCCTATTTGGGTTGCGAAACAGGGAGATATACTTACTCTTCTAGATGGCGCGCATCGCCTAGTAGCAACCCATTTAGCGGGAAAAACTAAGATTCCTGCATTCATTGTTGACCTGTCCTAAAGATTGACCTCTTAGATACTATAAGAAGAATGCCTGAAGACTGGCAAGTGCTCGCCACGAAGAATAAACATCCTCGTGACGATCATATCCGTTTTTTTGAGCCCACACACACCTATTACATTGACGGAAGCTCTACAAATGTCATCTCCTGTACCGGATTCCTCCACAATTTTTTCCCCCATTTTGATGCGAAGGCGACCATTTCCAAAATGATGCGTTCACCGAAGTGGCCACAGTCGAAATATTTTGGAAAAACGGCAGAGGAGATTGAAAAGGGCTGGTCCGATTCCGGAAAAGAAGCGAGTGGCCTCGGAACAGCGATGCATTTGGCCATTGAGCAATTCCTTCACGGCTCACCTGAACAGATTCTTCCTCAAACCTTTGATTCCGTGGAATGGAAATACTTTATGAAATTCTGGGCGGATTGTGGTCATGATTTGGAGCCCTATCGCAGTGAATGGGAAGTTTTCACGGATTCCTTAACACCTCTCCAAGGTGAACGAAAGATTAAATTATGCGGTTCCATTGATATGGTGTTTCGCCGCAAATCGGATGGGAAATATGTCATTTATGATTGGAAGCGCTCCAAAGAAATTAAATCAGACAATCCTTTTGAATCAGGCTTGGCACCACTG